ATTACTCCACTTGCACCCTATCCCCTGTATGGGCAATACAGTGCAACTGGATTGATAAAAGCACTCTATCCGTTATTTGCCCGAAAAGCAACTCATTGGAGCAAATAATTCTGTAAGAGGGTTGCAAACAGAGACTCTTCCGCCTCGGTGTCTTCAGCCCCGTCCACCGCCTGATTCACCACATTTCGCTTCTTCTCAATGAGCGAGTAAATCTCCTCGTCAATGGTTCCGCTAGTTAGCAGGTAGGTGGCGGTCACGGACGACTTCTGCCCGAGCCTGTGACAACGGCTGTAAGTCTGGTCTACATCGGCTGGTGTCCATGGGAGTTCCACAAAGAGGACATCCTGTGCCACCTGGAGGTTATGCCCCGTCTTTGCCGCCTGTATGGACAGAACGATGACTGGCGCTTCTTCCACGGGCAGTTCCATGAACTTTCGCTTCTGTTCCTCAATGTCATTGATATCCATCCCTCCCTGAATGCGGAGATTCCCGAACCTCTTGGCTAGTTCGTCTACGACATCCCTGTGGTGGGCGGCGATGACGACCTTGCGACCTTCCGCCACGCGGGACTCCACCCACTCCACCACGGCTGGCATCTTTGCTTTCGCTGAGAGGCGACGCAACACGGACAACCTCACAAGATGCTGGTTGGACTCCGCTTTCATGCGAGCGACCACGGCTGCCGAGTTGGGCGACTTACCGAGTTCCAGAGCGATTTCTTTCGCCCTCTCAATCAGGTACTCAACAATGTCGGCTTCTGCCTTTGCGTACTCTTTGAGCCCTGCGGCAGTCCCGTCCACGACGACTGGGTCATGGAGAACAGGTGGGAGTTCGGTGAGTACTTGCTCTTTCGTCCGACGAATGTAGCAGACCGAGCGCAACTTGTCGTTGAGTTCGTTCAGGTTGGAGTGACCGTCAAGGTGCCAATGCCCCCACTTGTCCTTGAAGGCTGCGCAGTAGCGTCGGTAGAACCCCCACTCGCCTCCGAACTTGTCCAACTGTCCGATGATGCGAAGTTGGCTGGCGTATTCAGCGGGGCGGTTGGTGACTGGCGTTCCCGTCAGGCACAACACGATGCCGTCCTTTGGAGCCGACTTCGTAATTTTGACTGCGCTCTTGGTTCGCTGTGCGGTCGCCGTTTTACAGTAGTGGCTCTCGTCAAAAACATAGGAGCGATGGCTTGACAGTTGCTTCTCCCAAGCAGTAATATTGGAGTATCCGATGACGACGACTTCATAGTCTGTCGGGAAGGATTTGCGGTCGGTGACCACCTCAACCTTGCGGTGCGGGAGCCAACGGGCGTATTCGGCTTTCCAGTTGAGAACCAAAGTTGCTGGGCAGACGATGACTGCGGGGTACGACGGGGCCTCCGCGTTTGCTGCTTCCAGAGTTGCGATGGCTTGGAGCGTCTTGCCAAGCCCCATCTCGTCGGCAATGAAAGTTTTCCTCGCACGCAGGGCGTATGCGACACCTGCTCGCTGGTACGGGAGAAGGTTCGCCTGGAGTCCCGCGACCTCCACATCTGCGTCCACCAAGCGTGAGGCTTCTTTGAGTTCCGAGAGCGACTCCTCTATCTCTGTCGCACGACGGGTGACTGCTTCGTCCACGGGTTGCCTGAATGTCTCTGCCCACCTGACCACCTCGTTGATGCTCGTCAGCGGGGCCCGCCACGCCTTCGTCTTCGCGTGCCAAGTGATGCCCGAGATTTGCTTGACCGACCTGACACGGACTGGGTCGTAGTCAAACGCGAGGTAGAGCCAGTTGCCGTCCAGCCTCACGCCGTTCGTGTCCGAGTTCTTGTGCGCTGGGAGCGTGAACTTCATGACTTCTGGCTCAATCGTGTAGCCGTGCCTCTGGGCGAAGCCCCGTGCCTCCTCCAAAGACGCTACGGGCAGTCGCCAGACCTTGCCGACCTTGTCCCATTTTGCGCCCTTGATGGACTTGATTTCTGCGACCTGCTTGGCATCGTAGGGCGTGTCCAGTATCAAGTGGTCGTCAGCAAGCCAAAGCACGCTCGCATCCTATCGCGCGGGGCCGTCCCCTGCGCCTAGATAGGGAGACTGACTTCTCGGATTTGGACTTCGTGGAACCACTTGCGCCAGACTTCTGCTTTCGCTTCCGCCTGCTTGCGAGCGTGAACGCCGTCAAAGACGACCCACTCGGCTTCTGCCCAGCCCCGTTCTGCGCCGTCCTTGATGGGGAGGTGGGCGAGGACTATGTACCTCATGCCCACTCGTCCTCGTCGTCCTCGTCGTCCTCAAACGCTCGCACGATGCGAGGAGCGACCGTCTCCGTCAGCCACAACCAAGTGTGCCATGCGCCGACGATGAAGATTCCGATGCCCCCCAACTTTGCGAGGAACATGATGACGATGATGAATGCTTCCAATGTGTTCATAGTTTCACTGTACCCGTTATTGGTCGGAATGACAACCTGCGCCCCAAGAAAGTTTTCCACAGATTTGTACCCAGCCCTGTGGATAACTGGCTGGGTAGCACAACGAAACCCACGAAGCGCGTCTGGGGGGGCGAAGCCCCGAAAGCGCGCTACCGAATAGTAGTACGGTGGCGGAAAGCGTCCCTAGACCCGTTCCTCGGTTCCATCGTACTCCTCAATGTAGAGAGAATAGAGGTCGTGAGTGACTTCTGGACGCTCGTAGTCCGACTTGTGTTCATTGATAAACACCTCGCACTCGGAGAGGATTCCGACGAACTCGGGGCCGTCCCCGTCGGGGAGACAGCCAGCAGAGTTGTACCACACGGCGTACATCACCACCCCCCTTCTCTACGCTGGCGACGCTCCTCGTCTGCCCAGTCCTGCTCCTCACGGCGAGTCCGCTCGTTGTAGGGGCGCCCCCACCCTTCCAGGTAGGCATCTTTCGCGCGGTCGTAACCGTCGTCGCTGTCGTCAGGGTTGTATCCCATCATGGCTCCTTTCACCATGAGTCCATCGTATCCCTTATTGGTCAGAACGACAACCTCCCCCACAAGGTTTTTTTATGAGACTTGCTTGACAGATTCTGGCACTCCCGCTAACCGAGCGCCAAGCCCCGTCGTCAGCGGCAGCCAGCGCAGCGAGGCGGCTGTCCGAAGCGCTGTATGAAGCGCGGCTTGGTGATTTTGCGGGACTTCTTCTTCGTCCCTTCTTCTGGCTTCTCAGGCTCTTGGGTCATGGCTTACCTCGCATGACCAATGATACACGGGACCCCGCAGGGGCGTCCCCGCTGTGGGGGGAGTCCCCGAGTGGAGAGTCCCCCCGAGGGGTGTGTCAGAGTTCGTACTTCCCTTTGAGTTCGGCGTTGAAGGTCTTGCCGACGCTGTCGGTGGCGATGAACTTCGCCACAACCCCGACGGGGACTCCTGCGTAGAAGTATTGCCTGCCGTCCTTGAACGAGATGAGCATTGTCTTTTCGGTGGCTTCGTAACTCCACCCGCTGACGAACGATGAGTCCGTCGTGACCGAGATGAAGGTGTCGCTGGCGGTCATGATTCCCGTGGGGATTTGTGTGTGTGTCATGAGTTCAATGTATCCGTTATTGGTCGGATTTACAACCTGCCGACAGGATTTCTTTTCCACAGATTTGTCCACAGGCACAGGGAGCAGGAAACCCTGACGCACCCCCACAGGGCAAGCCTGCGCACCGAGGGCAACCGAGCCGCAGGCGAGGGCGGCAGTCCCGCCAGCCCGAGTCGCGGAGAAGCAGGTTTCGCGGAGACTTTGGTGGGGCGGGGCCCCAGGGGGAGCGCTTACTAATCGTAGTACGGTGGCGGAAAGCCCGCTCGGGGGGAGGTTCCCGAGCGGGCCGACCCGTCAGACCAGCGCCTCCACGAAGTCCTCAGCGTCGTGGAGCGGAGTGATGGCTCGGTCAATGAACTTTTGGAGGCTCGGGGTGGCGAACAGCCCGACCACGAAGTCGGGGTGAACCGCCACGAAGCGGTACGCCTTGTCCTCCCACGACACGACCAGCGAAGCGTCGCCAGCGAGCCACGCCCAGCCACGCACGGAGCGTGAGTGCGGGTCGGGCGAGACCACGTCGCCGTTGTCGTAGATGCGGATGGTGCCTGTGGGTGTTTCTGCTTCTGTGAACATGATTACATCGTATCCGTTATTGGTCAGAATCACAACCTATCCCCCAAGAAACTTGTCCACAGATTTCCCCACAGGCTGTGGACAACGTGGGGCGGCGGGCGCCGAGGGCCGTGGGCCCCGCTGCGGTGGGAAGGGGTGCGGGCTACGACGGGACTCCGCGTTGTTACCAGAACGAAGGAAGAATGTCAAGTTCCGTGCGGAAAAAGGGGAAAGATTTCTCTGCCCGCCACTTCCAAGAAGACACGCGGGCCTGTCTTCAGCCCCGTCGTTCAGTCGCCTGCGAGTTCCCCGAGTCGCTTCGCCATCGCACCGAGGGTGTTGTCCCCTCCTTGCCATTGACCAGCATTGCGTCCACCAGCGGGACTACGCGTGAGGTCTTCTCCTCGGAGTGCGGAGGCGAGTTCCATGAGCCGTGCTTCTAGCACACGCACCTGCGTCTCAAGCCTCTCAATGCGCTGGTTCTGCTCGTACTCATCAAGTTCGTTCATGAACTCAGCGTAGCAGACTGCGAAGTCCCGCCGCCGTGGCTTCCATGTGTGCTGGCGGGGCCGCCCCTGAGCCCACCCCCCGTGTGGGGGGCAGGCTGTGGGGTGTGTCAGTCGTACCAGTCCTCCGCAGGGTCGTCCACCGCTGGGGTGGTGGTCTGCTCGTAGCGGTGACCCGCCGTGCAACGGAACCCGCCTCGGGTCTCAAGGGTGCGAGCCCCGCACAGCACCTCTAGCGGGCGCTCGTGGTGAAGGGGGAACTCCTCCCCCACGACCCACGGGCAACGACCGAACCGCATCACCACGCCCCCCTGTCTGCTGCCTCTGCCTCTGCCCGACGCTCCGCCTCGTCCGTTGCCAGCACCCGCTGGCAAGCCTCGCAAGCCTCGGCACCCTCGCAAGCGCAATTGGCTGGTACGGGGAACTCGGTCTCGTCGGGGAAATCCCAACCCTTGCCCTGTCGCATTCTGTCTCTCCTCCACTCAGGCAACGCGTGGTTGCGTTGCAATCGCAACCCTATCAGTAAATACCACCGAAATACAACCTGTGAGCAAGATTTACCGAAGTTTTTTGTACCCGCCCCACCTCGTCCGTCAGGGCAGGGGCGGAGCCCCGAGAAGCACACAAGCCCCCACAGCGCCGCCCGACTTGGGCGTGTCCTCACGGCTGAGGTACCCCCCGAGGGCAACCGAGCGAAGCGAGGGCGCCAGCCCCGAACATGACCCGCCTGAAACTGTAGTTTCGGAGAAGACTTTAGCGGCGGGGCTCCGCCGCTTTCTAATAGTTGCACGGTGGCGGAAACCCCCTCCCTCAGCCTGCGGGGAGAGGGAGGGGGCGAACCGTCAGACGGCGACGACCTCCGTGGAGCCGTCGTCGTAGAAAGTGGCGATTTCGCGGGGGACTTCCGCACCGCACGGGTAGGACGCTGCGACGTGGGTCGGACGCGAGTCGCACCTGTCGCACCGCACGTCTGCGCCCCACGCGCTGAACATGTGGGTGGCGAAGTTCGCTTCCGCCTGCGCGGGCGCGCCCGTGAAGGCGATGGGACGGTCAATGGAGTGGGTTTCTTGCTTCATGGGGTCACCGTATCCGTTATTGGTCTCTTTCACAACCCCACTCACCATTGTTCTTCGTCCTCCATGATTTGCGTCAGTTCCTCGGCTGTGGCGTTTCTGCCCTTCTCGGTAGTCCCGTAGTAGAACTCCCCATCTTCGGTGATGGAAACGACCTCAATGAAGCCGTGAAGCGAGAGCCAGTCCAGCATTTCTCGCAACTCCTCCATGGACTCAAAGTGGATAGGGGGTTCGCCATTCCCCATGTCCCAAGAGAAACTCATACTTCGGAGCGACGGGGCTTGCGCCAGACCGACGGCGAGTGGTTCTCCTCAACCGCATCTCGGACGCTCTCGTCCTCGTACATGCGAATGACATGGACGCAGGGGTCGTGTCCTTCTGCCCACTCCTCATCTTCGGCTGGCGTGGTGGGCAACCCATCATGGGTGTAGCACACAGCGGGGCCGCACCATCCCTTGTCCATGCCGAAGCGGAGCCAAGTCGTATAGTCCATCTCGGTGTTCATGTGTTCAGCATCTCTGCCAGTCATTGTCTCTCCTTTATTGCCTATGGGAATCTACAAGCCCCGCCCGAGATTCGCAACCGAAGTGAGGCGGGGCCCCCGAAGGGGGTCGCCCCCCAAGAGGGGGGGTTGGGGGGCTGACCGCCTATCGGTAGAACTCCATCGCTGGGGTGTTGCGACGCTCGGGTGCGAGGAGCCACGCCGTGAAGTCCATCACGATTTCCCGCATCTCGTCGGGCGTGGTGTTCCAGTCCTCCAAGTTGTGCTGGAACCGTCCGTCCAGCCAGTCGTCCATCAGAGCCTCCACCGCATCCGCGCCAGTATTGACGAGGGTGTAGTAGTTCTCTCGCAGGATTGCTGTGGTTTCTTGTGTGTTGTTCATAGGGTCAATGTATCCGTTATTGGTCGGTTTCACAACCTGTCGGGTCAGATTTCTTCGGACTGCCAACGGTCGTAGCAGTCCTCGCACAGGGCTTCTTCTTCGCCAACCTCCCAGTAGGGGGCGAATGTCAGGAAGTCGGTGTCATCGTTGGCACCCCACACCCAGCCCACGGGCGTGGCGCAGGCTTCGCAGGGCTGGTCGGTGAAGACTGTCTCGGCGTGGGGGTCGTCAGCAGGCGGAGACGCGACGTGCGTGGCGACAGGCGGGCGGTACAGTTCTTCGTTGTAGTACAGGTCATGTGCTGTGTTCATAGTTTCACTGTATCCGTTATTAGTCACAATCACAACCTGACGGGCAAGAAAGTTATCCACAGACTTCCAGTACAGAGCAAGAACTCTGCCACACCCCCCGAGCCCAACCGAGCGCAGCGAGGGCGGGAGCCCCGTGACCCCTGGGAGCGAAACTCGGACATTTCTCTCAGACGCGAGCGGCGGGGCCGCTGTGTGTTTCTAATCACTGTACGGTGGCGGAAAGCCCCCCACCCCGTGAGGGGCAGGGGGCTGTCGGTCAGACCAGCGTGTCTGCGAACCTGCGAGCCTCGTGGTTGGGCTTGACTACGCCGTCCATGAATCGCTGGAGACTCGGCATGCCGACCATGAGGGCGACCAGTTCCATCGGAACCGACAGGAAGCACCACGCTTCCTCGTCCCACACCACGGTGAGGGTCTCGTCGGTCGCCGTGTACGCCCAGTTGCGGACGCTACGGCTGTGGGGCTCGGGGGACACTACATCTCCGTTGGGGTGGAGAACGAGCGTCCCAGTGGGTGTTTCCAAGGTGAGTGCTTCATCCATGAGTTCACTGTATCCGTTATTAGTCACAATGACAACCTGAGCCGAGGATTTTTTTGTGCTACCCACATGGGCGGGTCGCTGAGCCGTGCGGCTGCTCGCGCAGCCCTGTTGGTGGTGGGCGTTGAGGGACTTGAACCCCCGACCTACTCGGTGTAAACGAGTTGCGCTGCCAACTGCGCCAAACGCCCTATGTGGGTGCGGCGGGACTTGAACCCGCACTGTAGGAATTTTAAGTTCCTTGCCTCCTGCCTATTGGGCTACGCACCCTCTGTCCCCCGTCAGGGAATTGAACCTTGCTACGGGTGTTTATAAGACACCTTGCGTCAACCAGACGCATCACGGGGGTTTTGTAGTCCCGCACTTTATCTAGACATTGAAGAACAAGCAAGCGCACGACGGGACTCACGGCCCGCCAGAAACACGGGCATGAAGAAACCCCCCGCCCATTGGGACGAGGGGCTCTTCGTTGATTTATTTGTTGTGGCTGTCACAGTACTCATCTGGACATGGATTCTCGCTGTTGTAACACCAGCAACAGTATCCGTCGTCGTTGATTCCTACTGGGAAGTGGTAGGCGGTGTCTCCGCACACTTCACATTTCCGTTCCATTCTGTGTTTCCTTTCTTGGTTGTTGTCAATAGTTTATCAGAGGGGTGTTACAGGAAACCCCCCACCTTTCGGCAGGGGGTCTCGTTGTGGAGGGCTGTCAGTCCTCGTGATGCTCCTCTCGGAGCCACTCCGCGATTTCCGCGAGTTCCTCCTCGGTCGCCGTTGCGATGGCTTCCCAGTTCATGATTACCTCCTTCCCACTCATGAAGTCACTCTATCCGTTATTGGTCAGAATGACAACCTAGCGGGGAGGATTTTTTCAGGAGACCTTCCAGATGTGCGTGGGTCGCCCACGCTTGCCGTCGTTGTGAGCCTCCGCCACGACGCTCACAGAGCCTTCCTCCGCCAGCGCACAGAGCAGGCGGTAGACATTTGACCTGTCCATGCCCAGCGTGTCTGCCACTTCGCCCGTGGTCGCTTCCCCCAGCACGGAGAGTGCCAGCAGGACTGCCGCAGGGCGAGTCAGGTGCGTGAACAGAGCGTCACGCAGGGGCGTGAACTCCGTGTCCGAGAGGGTGGCGACTTTCTTGCCGTTCACCCGCAGGGTTTCGTTGATGTATGTGATACCCATAGTGTCCTTTCGTCAGGGTTGATTTCACTCTATCCGTTATTGGAGGGTTTCACAACCCAACCGAAGAACTTTTCTGTCGGAGCGACGGGACTACCACTCGGTAGCGGGGAGGTCGCACTTCTCGCAAGTCCACGCACCGAGCATGGAGTCGCCCACGCGGAAGACTCAGTAGTCCTAGTCGTCCTCAGCGAACTGCGGAATGAGGTCGGTGAACCCAGCGTTCGGGTCGTCGTCGTTTGTCTCAACTGCGTTGATGAACCTCAGGGGACAGGACTGGTAGTACCACGAGTGGAGGGTCGCCAGCATTTCCTCGGGTGTCCCTCGGAAGATGTCGGGTGAGTAGTTCTCAACGAACCACGCTTCCTGCTCCTCGTCCATCGCAAGGTAAATCTTGTGACAGGTATCCCAAGCGATGAGCCGTGCGGTCTTGACCGCTTCCTCAACGCTTGCCCAGTGGTCGGTCATGGTTGTATTCATACTGTCACCGTATCCCTTATTAGAGGCAACGACAACCTCAGTCGGCAGAAACTTCTTCTACCTTCGGCACACAGGTGTAGGAGCAGTAGTAGTCGGCGCCCTTCATGACCAGCATGCCCCGCCGCGTCTCCTTGCCGCACACGCACTTGTGGGTGCTGACCTTTGAGCCAGCCCAGTAAATCTTGTCGTTCGCTTGGATGACGGGACTCCCGCTCCGCTTTGCTCCGCCCTTGCCCATGATGGTGCCTTTCTGCCGAAAGCCGAATCGTAGCAAAGGAAAAGCCCCACCGCCAGAGCGATGAGGCTTCCCCCCGTTGGATGTAGTTGTGTGGTCTTTCACCACCGATGGAATGCCCCATCTACTGACGAGCGTACCCCTTATTCGGGCATTTCACAACGCGAAGCGATGGAGAGCCGAGATGGGGGCGTACCAACTGGTCTGGTTGTACCGCCACTCATCTCGCTTTGCCTCCCAGCCCCACAGCCAGCCGATGGCGACATACGGGGCTCCCAGCCAGTCTGGGGCTTCACGCCGAGTTCTGTTGGACAGCCCTTCTGCCAAGAGTGCGTACTTCAGATGGTCATCGTCATTGACGGTCATACGCAACCCGTTGAGTGTTCCCCGACGGTTTGGCCAGCCCCGTGGGAACCCAAAACGCACCTCACCCCATTCAGGGAGGTCAAGTTCGGACTTGAACTTATTGACATGAGGAACGAAGGTGGTGTCCCCCAGCATTCGTGCGAAAGCGATTTCCGAGCCGACGCAGACGATGTGCTGGAACGCCTCCCATGCGTCGCCTTCCGAGTAGTTGCGGTTGCGCTCTGGCTGACCAAGCATCGGGGCTTGCCGCTCGTACCCGATGCGGGTAGCGAGTGCCTCCTCCTCAACCGTAAGTGCGTATGAGGTCAGCATCCAGAGAACTCACAGCAGGGTTCGCCGTCATGCCGATGCCCACCCGTCATGAAGGCCCCGATGGCGGGGATAGCACGGCAGAGAGCGACAGAGCAGTCGTGGCAGAGGGCAACCCGAAAGTCCGTGTCGTCCCCCCACAAGTCGGAGAAGCCGTAGTAGTGCGTCCAGTCAGCGACATTGAACGACAAACCGTGAACGGGCTGGAGATGACCCTCGTAATGCTCCTCGCCGTAGTTCTTGTATTGGTTGTCGCAGTTAGAACATTTCATCGTCGTCCCTCCTGTGGGAGCGTGAGCCTCGGTAGAACACGGGCTTGGGCTTGTCCAGTTGGCGCAGATGGATGAGCGTCAGCACGCCTAGCACGCCCGCGCCAGCCCCGACAGCGAAGTCGGTAATCATGAACACGGGTGCGAAGATGACGCAGGTGACCGCAGAGATGTGTGCGATTTCTCTCATGATGTTCCTTTCCACCAGATGCGCTCACCTGGATAGGTCTGTTCGTGTCCGTCCTCGTCGGGTTCGTGGACGATGGGGTCACGCCCATGCTCTGCCAGTATCTCGGCAAAGAGGGCGTCACGCTCACGGTATGTCTGGCACTCCATGAGCCTGTCGGCTTCCTCGGGGCTCAGCCCGTGGTAGTAGGTGTAGGTGTGGTGTTCCCTGTCGTAGGAGCCACCCGTGAGTGGGTCGGTTCTCACAGGTACCACGCCTTCCCCATTGCCAGTTCCTTGTCCCTCTTGGGGG